CAAACCTTACCGTTATCTTTATAAATGCCGTAACGGAGTTATTTATAAAGATAACGGTAAGGTTTGGTATTTAACTAGAGACTATTATATGTGGTTAAACTTCTTACCAATTTATGATAAAGAAGAAAAGAAGTATGGTTTTGCTAAAGTTAGAGATGCTCAATATCATATGGCGTTATATGAACTATTAGCAGAACTGCATTATAAACACTCTGCAATATTAAAGAAGCGTCAGATTGCTTCTTCTTATTTTCATATGGGTAAGATAATCAATACGTATTGGTTTGAAGAAGGTAGTACGTGTAAGATTGGTGCATCACTTAAAGATTATATCAATGACAAAGGTTCATGGAAGTTTCTTGATGAATATAAAACATTTCTTAATGAACATACTGCTTGGTATAGACCAAGTAATCCAGAGAAAGTTTTATTATGGCAACAACAGATTGAAGTTAAAATTGGTAATAGAAAAACTTCAAGAGGTCTTAAATCTAAAATACAAGGTGCTTCATTTGAAAAAAATGCAACAACAGGTGTGGGTGGTCCAACAACTTATTTCTTTCATGAGGAAGCTGGGATTGCTCCTAAGATGATGCAAACATATGAGTACTTACGTCCTGCAATGTCTTCAGGTATGATAACTACAGGTATGTTTATTGCTGCTGGTTCTGTGGGAGATTTAGATCAATGTAATCCATTAAAGGAGATGATATTAAATCCAGAAGCAAATGATATATATGGTGTAGAAACTAATTTATTAGATGCAGAAGGTGCTATAGGTATTGCAGGATTATTTATTCCAGAGCAATGGTCTATGCCTCCGTATATTGATGAATATGGAAACTCATTAGTTAAAGAAGCATTAGAGTCTATTTTAAAAGAAAGAAAAGAATGGAAATCTAAATTAGATGGTGAACAATATCAATTGCGTATTTCACAAAAACCAACAAATATTAAAGAAGCTTTTGCATATAGAAAAGAATCTATATTTCCACAAAGTATATTATCAATACAAGAAAAGAAAATTAATGAGAAAGAATACCCGTATGAATTACTTGAATTAGAAAGAGATCAGACAGGTATTGTTGCTAAAAGAACTAATAAGCTTCCTATATCTAAATTTCCAGTAGATAAAAAAATGCAAGATAAAACTGGAGCTATTACAGTTTGGGAAAGACCAACACCTAATTCTGATTTTGGTGCATACTATGGATCTATTGACCCTGTTGGTGAAGGTAAAACAACAACATCAGATTCATTGTGTAGTATTTTTATTTATAAGAATGCTGTTGAAGTAACAAGAATTAATAAAGCTGGAGATACAGAACAGTTTATTGAAAAAGATAAATTAGTGGCATCATGGTGTGGACGTTTTGATGATATTAATAAAACACATGAGCGCTTAGAACTTTTGATTGAATGGTATAATGCATGGACATTAGTTGAAAATAATATTAGTTTGTTTATTCAATATATGATATCCCGTAAAAAACAAAAGTATTTAGTTCCTAAAAATCAAATTATATTTTTAAAGGATATTGGAAGTAATAGAAGTGTATATCAAGAATATGGTTGGAAGAATACAGGAACATTATTTAAGACACATCTTATATCATATGCAATTGAGTTTATAAGAGAGTCAATATATGAAGACACAGATGAAAACGGCAAAGTTATAAATACTATATTAGGAGTGGAAAGAATACCAGATCCTATGTTAATTAAAGAAATGTTAGCGTATTATCCTGGTCTTAACGTGGATAGACTTGTTGCATTTTCTGCTTTAGTGGCTTTTGTAAAAGTTCAACAAGCAAATAGAGGCTATGCAAAAAGACGTGAATCAGAGCAAAAATCTTTGGATAATACAGAAAATTTGTATAAATTAAAGTATAGTCCCTTTAAAAATATTGGGCGTAGTAGATCTAGCAATAGCTCAAAGATAAAAAGATCAGGTTTTAAAAATTTTAGATAAGTAAAAGATAATAAACTAAGAATGAAAGTACTTAATGCAATGCAGCTTAAAAATGGTGCTAAATCTACAGAAGGACCTACCTTTTCTAATTTAACACAACCTGTTCAGTTTTTACCATATAAACAAAAAAATGAAGAGTGGGCTGCTTGGAATTTAGACTGGTTAGAATTACAAGGTATAGAGTTTTTAAAAATTAATGCAAGAAGATTATTAAAGAACTATAAACTTGCTAAAGGTATAATAGATAAATCTGATTATATTGTAGAACCTGATAATGACTACAAGGATCTAATGGATGTTCTAACAAAAGAAGAAGATTCTGCATTAGAGCTTAAATTTTATCCTATTGTCCCTAATGTAATAAATGTATTATCTGGAGAGTTTTCTAAGAGATATAATAAAGTTCAATTTAGAGCTGTTGATGATACTTCTTACAATGAGATGCTTGAGGTTAAAAAGGCTGAAGTTGAGTCTGCATTACTTGCTGATGCAGAAAAACAATTATTGACAAAAATGATTCAAATGGGAGTTGATCCTAATTCAGAACAATTTGCTCAACAGTTGTCTCCAGAAAATATTAAAACATTACCTCAAATAGAAGATTATTTTAGTAAGTCATATAGAAGTTCAATTGAAGAATGGGCTTCTCATCAATATGCTGTTGATGAAGAAAAGTTTGGAATGCTTGAGTTAGAGGAAAGAGCTTTCCGTGATATGCTTATTACTGATAGAGAGTTTTGGCATTTTAGAATGATGGAGGATGATTATGATGTAGAGTTATGGAATCCTGTACTAACATTTTATGAAAAGTCTCCAGATCAGAGATATATATCTGATTCTAATTATGTAGGTAAAATAGATTTAATGACTGTATCTGATGTTGTAGATAGATATGGATATTTAATGAATAAGAAACAATTAGAATCATTACAAAGAATATATCCTGCAAGATCAGCACAATATACAGTTAATGGATATCAAAATGATGGTTCATATTATGATCCAACTAGATCTCATTCATGGAATACTGATAGCCCTTCATTAGGGTATAGACAATATACTAGTAATTATTTTAATGATAGAAGTGTTGGTGGTGATATTATAAATCAAATATTAGATCAAAGTGAAGACTTAGCACAGTATGGTGATAGTAACTTAATGAGGGTCACAACTATATACTGGAAGACTCAAAGAAAGATAGGTCATTTAATAAGAGTTTTAGAAGATGGTGAAATTATTCAAGACATTGTTGATGAAACTTATAAGATAACTGAAAAAAGTGTATATGATACATCCATATATAAACAAAAGAATAAAGAAAACTTATTATATGGAGAGCATATAGATTGGATTTGGATTAATGAAGTATGGGGTGGTGTTAAACTTGGACCAAACATTCCAACATCATGGAGATCTAGTATAAGCGAAGACTCTGCACCAATATATTTAGGTATTAATAGAAAGACTCCTGGAAGAATGCCTTTCCAATTTAAAGGTAATAAATCATTATATGGTTGTAAGTTACCTGTAGAAGGAAGAGTATTTTCAGATAGAAATACAAGATCAACATCATTAGTTGATTTGATGAAAGCATACCAAGTTGGATACAACATGGTTAATAATCAAATAGCTGATATTTTAGTAGATGAGCTTGGTACTGTGATTATGTTTGATCAGAATGCTTTACCAAGACATTCAATGGGTGAAGACTGGGGTAAAAATAATTATGCAAAAGCATATGTAGCAATGAAGGATTTTCAGATGTTACCTTTAGATACTTCCATTACTAATACAGAAAATGCAACAAACTTTAATCACTATCAGACTCTTAACATGGAGCAAACTGGTAGATTAATGTCGCGTATTCAATTAGCTAATTATTTCAAACAACAATGTTTTGATGCTATTGGTATTAATCCTCAACGTTTAGGTGGTGCTGTATCTGCTGAAACTGCTACTGGTGTTGTTAATGCTATGCAACAATCATATGCACAAACAGAAATATATTTTACACAGCATTCAGATCATTTAATGCCAAGGGTTCATCAAATGAGAACAGATTTAGCTCAATATTATCAGAGTACTAATCCAAGTATTAGATTGAATTATATTACTACAGAAGCAGAAAAAGTAAATTTTGTTATAAATGGTACTGATCTTTTATTAAGAGACTTTAATGTATTTGTAACATCTAAAACAAATCATAGAGCTGTATTAGAACAGTTAAAGCAAATGGCATTAACTAATAATACTACTGGTGCATCTATATATGAATTAGGTAACATTATTAAATCTGATAATATTGCAGAAGTAAGTGATATTCTTAAAGATGCTGAACAAAAAATGATTCAGCAAAGAACTCAAGATATGCAGCAACAACGTGAGATGCAAGAAGCTCAACTTCAACAACAAGCTGAAGAAGCAAGAATGAAACTTGAAGTTGAACAAAGAGATGCTGAACTTGAACGTCAGAAAGATATAACAATTGCAGAAATAAGATCTGCAGGATATGCTGCACAAGCTGATATTAATCAGAATCAGATTAGTGATTATAGAGAGTCAATGAAAGATATTCAAGAATCTACTAGATATAGAGAACAAATGAATATTAAACGTGATGAGATGGCTACTAGAAATACAGTAGAGCGTTCTAAAGCAGATGTTCAGAAACAAAAAATTGCTGCTGATTTACAGATTGCAAATACAAATCTTGAGATAGCTAGAGAAAATAAAAATAAATATGATGTCAAGTCTTCTAAAGATAAAAAATCATAGTTAGCTATATAGTGCGAAAAACATTAATTTTTTTAAAATTATTTAAGTTTATATAATAAAGAATTATTATATTATATATATATAGAAACCAGTAATAATTAAAACCAACAAGTATTATGAGTGAAAAAACAAATATTGTGGAAAGTAACGTAGAAGTATTAGATATTAATATTGATGAAATTTTCAGTGGAGCACCCGCTGGAGGTGACGTTATATCTGCCACAGAAGAAAAACCAAAAACTAACAACATTCTTAAAGGAAGAGAAGAAGTAGATTTTTCTTTTACTGAACCTGAAAGTGATGTTGATGATTTAAATGAAATTGTATCTGAAGATTCTAAAGAAGAAGTTGAATCAAAAGAAGATACATTAGAAGAAGTAAATGATATTATTGATTCAATAGATGATGAAGACACAGATGAAGAAATAAAACAGAAAAGAGGTAGAAAACCTATTTCTGGAATATCTGATGTATTTTCTAAACTTATTAGTAGCGAAAAGATAGTTCCTTTTGATGATGAAAAACCGTTAGAAGATTATAGTGCTAAAGATTGGGAAGAACTTATTGAAGCAAATCTTGAAGAAAAAGCTAACCAAGTTAGAAGAGAAACACCAAAACAATTTTTTGAAAGTTTACCTCAAGAATTACAAGTTGCTGCAAGGTATGTTGCAGATGGAGGACAAGATTTAAAAGGATTGTTTTCTACACTAGCATATGTAGAAGAATCTAAAGAATTAGATGTTACTAAAGAAAATGATCAAGAAAGAATTATTACTGAGTATCTAGGTGCTACAGGATATGGTACATCTGAAGAGATTCAAGAAGAAATTGAAATTTGGAAAGATTTAGGTAAGTTAGAAGCACAAGCATCTAAGTTTAAACCTAAATTAGATAAGATGCAAGAAAAAATTATTGCTCAAAAACTTGAAGAGCAAGAAATGAAAAAGAAACAGCAAGAGCAAGCATCAGCTCATTATATGCAAAATGTATATGATACATTAAAAGATGGTACAATAAATGATATTAAAATAGATAAAAAGACTCAAGCTATGCTATATAATGGATTAGTACAACCAGCATATCCATCAGTTAGTGGTAAAAATACAAATCTATTAGGTCATTTATTAGAAAAGTATCAATTTGTTGAACCTAATTATTCTTTAATATCAGAAGCATTATGGTTATTACAAGACCCAAAAGGATACAAAGAAAAAATAATGTCTAAAGGAGCTCAACAGAATATTGAGCAAACTGTAAGAAAATTAAAGACTGAACAATCTAACCGTACATCTAATTCACTTGGTACAAAAGAAACTGAGCCAGTTAGAAAAAGTAAACCGGGTAAAAAACTTCAGAGAACCAACAACATATTCAAACGGATTTAATTAATCAAAATGTATAATAAATTAAAATTAAAAATTAAAAGTTAAAAATTATGGCAACTCCAGTATTAAACAATGGGATTTTCCTAAGAGACACTAGCTATAGTGCAAGTTCTCACGTTGATTCTTATCACTTAACTCAGATGCTTGGTTCAGCAGAACCAATGGATATGGGACCAGTAGATTTATGGGCAATGACACAAAAAGTTGAAATGCCTCTTTATCAAATGGCTTCATTTGGTGGAAAGAATACAATTTTAGTAGACAATGCACGTGGTGAGTACAAATGGCAAACCCCTATCGCGCAAGATCTTCCATATATTGTGGCAGACATGGATCCAGGAAATACTTCAAAAGGTATTGATGGAACAACATTTCAAATTAAAATTTCTAAGAGAACATTTGGACATGGTGATATTATCACTTATGACAAGTACAATGGTGTAGAACTTTACATCACAGCTGACGATATTATCCCAGCAGGTGACGGATTTGTTTACACAGTTCAATTAGTAAACAACAACAACACAGCAACTCTAGACAATGCTTACTTAGCTTCTGGAACTAAATTCTTTAGAAAAGGTTCTGCACGTGGTGAGTATGGTGAAAGATTTTCTGAAATTACAACAGGATCTGGATTCCGTGAATTCTACAACTTTGTAGGAGGAGCTGAAGCACACGTTCATTATTCTATTTCTAGCCGTGCTGATCTTATGATCAAAGGTGGTTTGAATGCAGATGGAACTGTTCCAGTAACTGAGATTTGGAGAAACTTTGACAAAGACTCTAACAATCCATCAGTAGCTTCTATTGAAGGACTAGTTGCAAACATGGGTAAAGCAGGAGCTAGAGAAGCATTTGAAAATGGTACTCTTACTAAAACTTTCATTACAAACATGGAAGCTGCTCACCTTTCAAAAATTGCTACTGACATTGAAACTTACCTAATGTGGGGTAAGGGAGGTAGAATCAAGCAAGATGGTCCAGATGACGTTAGATTATCTGTAGGACTTTGGTCTCAGTTGGATAACTCTTTCAAGAGAGTATACAACAAATCTTCTTTCACTCTTGATATGTTCAAATCTGAACTTTATAATTTCTATCAAGGAAAAGTTGAATTTAAAGGTCCGGATCCACAAAGATCACTTGTTGTACAAACTGGTATTGGTGGTATGCAACTAATTAACAAAGCTATTGCTGATGAAGTATATGGTTCTGGATTAGTTCAAAATGCTTCTGACATTGGTGCAGTAACAGGACAAGGTATGGATCTTGATTTCGGTTTTGCTTATACAAGCTTTACTATTCCTTTCCTTGCTAACGTTAAGTTTGTTCTTAACCCTGCATTTGATAATTTAAACACTAATGACATAGAGAATCCATTGATTGATGGTCGTCCTTTAAGTTCTTATAGCTTTATTATCTTTGATGTTACAGATGAAGGAAACGACAACATTCACTTGTTGAAACTTTCTTGGGATAATCAACTTAAGTGGTTCTACCAAAATGGTACTATGGACTACATGGGAAGAACTCAAGGATTTTCATCAACTGGTAACTTTAATGGTTACAGAGTTATGATGTCGCAGACTATGCCTGCAATTTGGGTTAAAGATCCAACTAAAGTTCTTAAGATTGTAATGAGAAACCCAGTAACTGGAGGATCATTCTAAGAATAATAATTTAAAGGGAGGCGGTTAAAACTTCCTCCCTTTTTTTTAACCTTTTAAAAATAGTTATCTAATTTAAATAACCATAGTCAAGATAATCTTGGCTATAGAAATATTAATATTAATAAAGTGCATATATATGCACATTTGAATTAACAATAATTATTAAATATTTAAACAAACCAATTTATTATGACAGATTACACAATTGTAGAAAAGTATCAGCAATCAAAAAATCAAAGTATTGCAATACGTCCATTTTTCAATCCTAATACTGAAAATATGGGATTAGAGCAGTACGGATTATCCCTCCATGATGGAGTATTTCATGAAGAGTCTTTAGCATGTTTAGAAATGAACGGTGTTAAAAGATATGTTACAGGATTAAATGAATTTGCACCAGAAGTTAAAAAATTAGCTCCTGCAGAAAAAAAAGCAAAAATCAAAGAAATTAGAAAAGTTGTTGCACAACTAGAAGCAGAACTAGCAGCTAACGTAGTTGATACTGAAGATAAAGATTTTTGGAATAAACTTACGGTAATGAAACCTGATAATTCTTCATTTTGGGATAAGATTAGTTTAAGATGTGGAAATGATCCAGTATTTTTAGATCCAGAAACAGATCCATATGATTTAATAAAATTACATGCAATTAATGCAGGTGGTTTTTCTATAGTAGCTAAATCACTAAAAGAAGCTAAAACTTCAAACAATTCTCCTAAATTTTATTTAGATACTATGCAAGAAACATTAAATACTAGAACTGAAGTTAGTAAGTTAAGAAATAAAGCATTAGCTTCTTTACAAAATTTATATGATACAAATACAAATAAGTTAATGTATGTAGCTAAGATATGTGATGCAAACAGTGCTCAGTATGTTAAGAGTACACCCAACGATGTATTGTATGAAAATATGGATGAATACATTAATGGTAATGGTGCTGAGTCATCTAAGAAAAGAGCAGCTTCACAATTTTCAGATGTTGCAGCATTAGATATGGAAGAATTAAAAATAAGAGCTTTAATTAAAGATGCTTTATATTACAGATTTATGACCACTAAAGCAGGAGGATGGATTGAACCTATTGATAGTGGTGTTAGATTAGGAAAAACTCCTTCTGAATGTTTAGAATTTTTAAAGAATCCTGAAAATGATGAAAGTTTAACATCTTTATTAAATAAAATAGAACCATATTGGAACTCATAAATTTTTAGATAATGAATAACAACACTCTCCAAATTAAACTTAAGCAAAGACTCAATAAACTTGATAGTCAAGACTATGACAATATAGAATGTTGGCAATTTGTAGAAGCTTTTAATAAAGTACAATTAGAATGGTGTAGAAGAAATTTACATGGTGGTAATATGTACAAGGAGGGTGATGAGTTATCTAAAAGAAGAATAGATGATTTACAACCTTTACTTATAGAATTATCTTTAACAGGTAATACAACTGATGATTATTTTGAAACAGATAATTTTCCAGAGGATGCATATTTAGAATACAAAAGAATTTCAACAGATGCTACTAGTGAATGTTGTCCTGATCCACGTTCAATGACTGTTTATTTAGCAGAAGAAGCTAATGTTTCTTTATTACTTAGAGATCCATTAAAGAATCCTGATTTTGAATGGGGTGAAACATTTTGTACTATGATAGGTAATAAAATTAGAATCTATAAAAATTCTGATTTTAACATTGCCAACCCAGTATTAACATATTATAGAAAACCACAATTTATTCAAATTCTAGGATGTACGGATCCTTATACAGGACAAGTAAGCACTGTTGATGTACCATGTGAGTTTAAAGATGATCTTGTAGAATTATTATTAGATGATACTGCATCATTAATAGCTGGAGATATAGAAAATATATATCAACAGCAAAGAGGACAAGCAGCAGCTGAGAGAAATAATTAATTATGGATTATTCAAGAAATCTAAAAAAGAAAGGAAAAAGATTAAGTAGATCATTTTCTGTTAAAGAATCAATGATGGAAAGATCAACAGATATGAAAGTGGTAGATGCAATGACTGCAAATTTAGTTGTTGAGGTTATGAATGCAGCTACAAGTTTTCATAAGTTACATTTACAAGTTACAGGTGATGGTTCTTATGCACAACATAAAGCATTGAATGAAATTTATGATAAGCTTCCTGATTTAGCAGATGAGATTGCAGAAGGATATCAAGGTGCTTGTGAGTTAATTTTAAATTATCCTGAGAAAGCTCCTGTTACATTATCTGGTGTAGATGGTGCTATTGAATATTTAAGAATGATGAAAGTTCAAATAGATGAATTACAAGCTGTTATGCCACATTCTGAGATAGTAAATAATTTAGATATCATTAAAGATGCTGTTAATTCAGCAAAATATAAATTAATCTTTCTTTCTTAAAAAAAAATTACTATATTATATATGTACAATAAGTACAAAAACAATTATATATATTTATTAAACTTTAAAATTAAAAATTATGGCTTTATTTAATTCAGCATTTTGTAAGACCTTTGTTGTTAGTTCTGTAGAAGATGTGGGTAGTGTTGCTACTTCAGCTTTAACTTCAGGACAAGCAGGTCTTGTTAGCGATGCAAACTGGCAAACAATTGCAACTGGTGCAGTTTTGCCTACAAATGATCTTGTATATTTTGTACAAGGTAGTTTTTATGGTTCAGATTCTATTGGAAGTAATCCCGGACATGGTGGATACCAAGAGTCTGTAAAATCTAAAGGAATCAATCCTAAATTTATTAACAGATTAGTTAAACAAGATGGTGTAGCTGCTGTTCAATCAATTGCTACTCTTTCTGTTGCATCTGATTGTGTTCCATGTGGAACATCTCTTTATGTAAGAATGGATGTTAAAGGAACTCCAGCATTACGTTTTTTAAATCACAATGCTTATGCAATTGGTGATTCAGCTAATGTATGTTGTGTAGACGGTCAAACTTACATTGATCCAGCTGTTGCTTTAGCAACTGCTTCTAAAATGTTATTGGCTGATCCTTTGATTTCTCCTTTTGTAGCAGAGAGATCTGGTGGAGCAATGGATGTTACTGTTGCTGGTGTTACTACTCAGTACACTATTGCAGAAGTTCTTGATGGTACTTATACACCTTCAACTGATCCTATTGCAGATCAAGTAAGTGCAGAAGCAAACTTTATCGGAGCTTATGTAGATACTAAATTTGGAGATTGTTCATTTGATACTAGAGATTTTTATGGTAAAGATCCTGTAACAATTATTCCAAGTTTACTTGATGAAACTGGTGATCCTTGTAATGATTGTGGTGTTGCTACATCTGTTACTGGAAAATCTGCTCAAGTATTAGGAGAAACAGTACTTAGAGATTTATTATTATCTGAAAACTACAGACAGTCTCCTTACAACCAAGGGAATGCTGATTCTGCACGTATTCGTGAGATTGAAATGTCTGATGATTTACTTGCTGCTGTAGATAGAACTGGTACTTATGTTGAATACATAATTCAACACGTAGTACCTAGATACAATAATCCATCTGGAGTATTTGATAATGATCAGTATATATACAAGATTTATGTAGATTCTACTGATACTACTACTACAGGAAAAATGGATCTTCTTATGGCAGATTTAGCAACTGCTAGTAACGTTGCAGTAGAAACAATTACTGTATAATAATTAATTAGAAGTAAAACTCTAAAACAATATCTAGAGCAAGGGGGTGCAAACTCTCTTGCTCTTTTTATTTTATATTAATCAATATTTTTGTATATTATATATATATTCCCACAATTAAAAAATTATCATGGCTACAAAACATATATTAAGTTTAGAAATACCAACTGTATCTAATTGCGGTTTGTTATGCATTAAAGATACAAGCCAGTATTCAACAGAACTTGCAGTAGACTGTGCAGAGTTATTAATTACATTACCTGGTTTTAGCAGTACAGTATTAGTTAAAGTAGAGAAAGATTTTGATATATGTTTATCAGCATGTGGTTTACTTATTCAAAAAGAAAACTGCGGGACTACACAAACAAATATACCAGATGGTACATATGTTATTAAATACAGTGTATCTCCAAATGATAAAGTATTTGTAGAATATAATCATTTAAGAGTAACACAACTAATGACTTCATATTATAAAGTGTTATGTGATTTAGATGTTCAACCTAAAATTCCTGATTCAGAGAAAGCAGCTTTGTTAAGAGAAATGGATTTTATAAGAACTTTAATTGATGCAGCAGTGGCAAATGTAGAATATTGCAATTCAGCTGATCAAGGAATGAGACTATATAATTATGCAAAACAAAGATTAGATAAAATTATATGCCCTACGGGAGATTGTGGAAATAATAAATACACAGTATAAAAAAAATTTAAAACCAATAAAATTATGAATTGTAAACATTGTAATAAACCTTTTTCTTGCGGATGCCAAAAAACAAGTGTTAATGGTATAACCATACATAAAACATGTAAAGCAGAGTGGGAGGAAAAACAAAAAAAATTACAAAAATTATCATCAAATTAAAATTGATTGGACTATGGATAATGCACTAAAGAAAGAAATAGATATTCAACAAAAATTTGCTAATGCAGTAAATGTTGTTTACAGAGAAAAAAAACTTGGTATTACTCCATGTTGTTTTAGTGATTTAGTTAGTGCATCAATAGATAAATATTTGTGTGATTGGCAAAGTAGTACCAGTAATAATACAGTAATTGATAGTAGTGTACCAGGTGTTTCTATTGAAAAAGTAGAATCATGTTAAAATATATTAATTAATTTTAAAGGTATGGCTATAAGATATTTATCAACTACTGAAAATCTCCAAAAACAACCAATAATAGATCCTAGGGATAGCCCACCAAATAGATCAAGAGAAGGGCAACTTTATTATAATACTAATAGTAAAGGTCTTCAACTTTATGATGGTACTTCATGGTCTTCAGTTGGTTCACCAGGAACAGTAACTAGTGTTGGTTTATCTATGCCAACAGCATTTTCAGTTACTAATTCTCCAATAACTGGTTCAGGAACACTTTCAGTTACAGGTGCTGGTACTAGCTCTCAAGTTGTTTTAGGTGATGGTACACTAGGTCCATTACCAACAGGTGATGTAACTGGAACAGGCACTACAAACTATTTATCTAAATTCACTAGCTCTAGTGCTATAGGTGATAGCATTGTTTTTGATAATGGAACTAACGTTGGTATAGGTACAGCTAGTCCTTTAGCTAAAACACATATAAAAGGATCCAACTCAGGAGCAACCGCTGTAGCAAATGGTACTTTAATAATAGAACAAGGATCAGCACCATCAATCCAAATACTATCTGCTAATTCTCAAACTCAATCTATTAAATTTGGTGATCCGCAGGACGGAGATGTAGGTAGAATAACATACGCTCACTCCACAAATGATATGAAATTCTTCACCGGAGGAGGCGAAAGGATGGTTATTGATTCTTCCGGTAATGTAGGTATAGGTACAGATAGTCCTGCTCTACAATCCGGAGGTACAGGTCTACATATTAATGCTACAACATCATCTGAATTAAAATTTACAAATAGTACAACAGGTGTAGGAGCAGGAAACGGAACAGCTTTAGTTTCTAACAGCAACGACTTCACTATAAATAATAGACAGGCCGGTACTATAAGACTCGGAACAGATAATACCGAAAGGATACGTATTACTTCCTCCGGTAATGTAGGAATAGGCATTACTAGTCCTAATGACAAATTAGATATAGTAAACACTTCTAGTAATCTGCTAGGCTTAAACCACGGGTCTAATCAAATGAGGTTTGCTGTTGACAATAGAAGCCATATAAAATGGACTGGCTCTTTAGGAACTTTATATTTAAGTGGTAGAGGCAATGGTTTATTTATAGGGAACACAAGCGCAGATGCAAGCGCAATACTACACGTAAAAGGATCTGGCACAACGTCTGCAACAGCAGCGCTACTTGTACAAAACTCTGCTACAACTGAACTGTTTAGAGTAAGAGACGATGGTAGCGTATATGGAACAGGTGGAAGTGGTGTAGATACAAATGCTGCTTACGGTAAAGATGCTTTAATAAGTAACGCAGCAGGAACATTTAATACAGCCGTTGGTACAAATTCTTTACAAAACAACACAGCAAGCTATAACACTGCACTTGGAGCTTATGCTCTAAATACTAACACTACAGGAAATAATAACGTAGCAGTAGGTATTAATTCTTTAAGACTTAATGTTTCAGGGAGTACAAACACAGCAGTAGGTAGAGAGTCATTATATAGTAACACAGCGTCAGAAAATACAGCAGTTGGATATCAAGCAGCATATAACAATACAACAGGTTCAAATAATGTTGCCATAGGTACATCTGCCAACACAGGCAATTTCAACTCATCTGTTATATTAGGTCGTTCAGCCACAGCAACAGCAAATAATCAATTTGTAGTAGGTTCATCAGCTTATAACGCAGGCGCAGTAACAACAGAGACTATAACTGCAGATAAAACTTGGACAGTAAAAATTAACGGTGTTGACTATAAAATACCAATAGTAGCAGCATAAAAAAATTATATATATTAATAGTATAAATAAAAAAAATAAATTATATTTAATATATGAAGAGTTACATCTGGAATGTTACCGACTTATATACTATAAATACTGCAACAGAAAGTAATTATGTTGTAGATGTGATTTATAGTGTTGTAGGTACAGAGGAAAGTGGTGGGACTACATATACTGCAGAATTAACAAATACAGCAACATTTGAGATAATACAAGGTGAAAGTTTTGTACCTTATAAAGATCTTACAGATGCAATGGTTGTAGGATGGGTTAAAAATCAATTAGGTACAATTAATATATCTAATTTAGAAGCATCAGTAGGCGGTATGATTGATAGTCAAATTAACCCTCCGGTAAGTCCAGAAAATACACCTTTACCTTGGTAATAAATAATAAATAATATAATAAAACTATGAATCAAATATTAACAGACATACTAGGTCTTTTTAAAAGAAACAAAGTTGTTAAAACAGGAAAAAATGGAGATTTAATTCCATTAGCAGACACAAGGTCAGGTTCTCTTGGAATATCAGGACCAAAGCCATCTGAGGCAATGACACTTATTACAGCAGAAGATTTTGCTCAAAATTATGTTGGAACTACTTTAGGTGTAGCACCTAAGTTTTTGAGATTTCAAACAGAAGATAACGGTACGGTTATAATTTCAGCAAATTATTTAGGTAGGTTTAGTACAGTTACAGACCTTGAATCAAGTGGTGCTTTGGGGGCTTACCAAAAAACTCAACTTAGTTATGCATGGAATATAAGTAGAGAAATTAGTCATCCTATTCCTAATATTATTGACAGTACAACAACTAGTTTTGATGCTGGTAATCCAGATATAATTACTGATACTAACGTTGATTTTGTTGCATCAGGGGTACAAGTTGGAGATGTTTTTTTTAGTGATAATACTGGAGTAAGTGCATTTGTATTATCTGTAGACTCACCAACACAGCTTACTATAGGGAAACCCTTTGCTGTGGGTAGTACTGGTGATTACACTATTTATCATCCTGATAAAAGTTTACCTGTTCAAAAAGCAATTAATGACGCTTTAGCTACAGCGTTTTCTAATAAAAATACTAGTAATATAATAGATGTAGAATTCTCTGTTAGCATAAAGAGTATTGATTTTTAAATATCTTACTATATATAAATAATTATAATCTTATAATAAAAAGAAAAATGAATAAAAAATATTTTAGCATACCATCAACTACACCTGGACATCCAGATTCTTTAAGAGAAATTAGCTCAATAAGTTCACTTTTTAGTTCCTATTCTATATATAGAATAACTGCAAGTAGTATTACTAAAAGTTTTAGTGGTTTTAATATGGATATAGCAGGAGACTTAGCTGCTAGTGGAACAACAACTGAATTTCTAAATACAACTGCTATACTTACTGATAGTAATGCTGATTTTATTGCTGGTGGAATTGAGCCAGGAGATTTTGTTTCTGTTGGTCAAGGTCAAATCAGTCTTCATGTTGTAAGTGTAACTAATGCAACATCAATAGTAATTAGTGATATTAATACTTTACGTGATAATGGAGCAGGGATAGACTATAGAATTTTTAAACCATTAGGACCAATTGTTGCTAGAGGAGAAGTTACTTCAGAAGATACTAATAAACTTATTGATACTAATGCTGACTTTGTTGCAGCAGGATTACAGCCTGGAGATGTTGTAACAAATCTTTCAAATGGAAATGAGTCTACTGTTGTTTCTATAGACTCACCAACACAACTTACATTAAAAGCAGAAACTATGTTTGCAAATCAGTTATATTCAATACTAACTGCTTCTGATGCTAAAAAACCACTAGAATGGTTGACGGGGAAATGGGAAGAAACATTAAATTCACCTGAAGGTGTTTTTAAATTAGATCTTACTGATGCACCTTTTAACATTGTCCTACTTAACTAGCAATCCAAAAAGGATACTACAGTTTAAAAATAATAAAATAAAATGAATCAGATATTAACAGATATAATGGGTCTCTTTAAAAGAAAAGAGATTATTACAGATGCAAAAGATGCAGATATAATTGCACTAGGTAGTAAAAAAGTAACATCATCTATTCCTGTATCAGGAATTACACCTCCTGATAAAGTAAGTCTTATTACAGCAAGTGATTTTGTTACAAACTATGTTGTACCAAAAGTAGGACCAACCACAAACAATACAGTTTACGGATTTGAAGCATTTGAATCTAACACATCAGGTACTCTTAATACAGCTTTAGGGTTTCAAGTGTTAAAAAATAGTACTATAGCAAATTCAAATGTTGGTGTTGGAGCAGAATCATTAAGAGACGTTATATCAGGAGGGAATAATATAGGTATAGGTGTGGCAGCATTGCAACAATTAACAACAGGTGTTGAAAATACCGCTATAGGTTTTCTTTCTTTTTTATTTAACAACGACAGTAGAAACACAGCACTTGGTGCTTATACAGGATATAACTCAAGAACATCTGACAATACATATATAGGATACCGTTCAGGTAATGAGGCTTGGTATGGAGGAGAGAATACTGCCGTAGGTTCTAATGCACATAAATCTGTTTTTAACTCAAGTGCATCACAAAATGTAGCTGTAGGTAAAGATGCTTTACTTGCTATTTCTAGTGGTTCAGAAAATACTGCTGTGGGATATTATTCACAGGGTTTTAATGCAACAGGTAGTGCAAATACTTCAGTTGGATTTAATTCAATGGGTGACGGTAGCGGTAGTGGTAATACTGCACTAGGAGTTGTAACAATGTTTAATTTGGACGGAGGAAATGCTAATATTGCAATTGGGTCGGGTTCTTTATATGAACTTACAACAGGTTCTTTTAATACTATTTGCGGAGGAGATGAATTTGGAACACAAACTGCTGACGGTAATTCAGGATTAGGTCACAATCTTAATACAGGTAACTTTAGTAATTCTGTACTACTAGGTAGGGAGGCAACAGCAACAGCAAGCAATCAGTTTGTTGTAGGGTCATCTTCTTATAACGCAGGAGCTGTAGCGACAGCATCAGTAGCTCAGACAAAAACTTGGGATGTAATTATAAATGGAGTAGCAGAAAAAATATTATTAGCATAAAATGAAAAATTATACTTGGAAAATAAAAAGTTTACAAACAGTAGACGAAGTAAATGAAACAGATTTTGTTACAACTATACTTTACAGAGTAAATTGTACAGAAGAGGTTGATGGAAAAGAATATAAATCTTCAAGCTTAGGTTCTATTGTAATTGAGCCAAAAGAAGAAGAAGGATTTGTTGCTTATTCTGACCTTACAGAAGAGCAAGTTGTTGGATGGATTAAATCATCATTAGGTACAGAAGGTGTTGAGTCTATAGAAAAGTCTTTAGCTTCACAGGTTGATAATAAAAGTAATCCTCCTGTAGTTCCTGTTGTTAAGCCTTTACCTTGGAGTTAAAATAAAATAATTATATTTGCATTATGCAAGATAAGATACAAATAATAGTAAACGCAATAGACTTAGCAATCCAAAAAGGATGCTATAGTTTAAATGATGCAGCAACAATAATTGATGCTTTAAAAGAAGTATTTCCAAAAGAAGAAGAAGTAAAAAAATAATTAGGTTTATATCTTCTTTACAGCCTCTTAATACTTATAATAAGTACTTAAGAGGTTTTTTTATTTAAAAAAATATTTATAATAAGTGATACTTGTTTGATTTAAAAAAATCTTGTATATTATAACTATATGTGTTACAACAAAGTAATACATCATATTAATATATATTTATGATTCCAAGTAATTCAAGTAATATGACAAATGGATGTGATAGTATTTCATCTAATTGTGTTATATGGCAAGGTCCAGATATTAGTTGTATAGATCTTTGTAATGGAGATACTATAAGCGAAGTAACATATAAATTAGCCACTGAGGTATGTAATTTAATTACAAGCGGTGTAACCGCAAATCCTAATCTTGATGGGTTAGACCTAACATGTTTAAATATTCCAGGTACAACTCCAACTACATTAGTTCCTGTTTTACAGGAAATGGTTAATTCTATTTGTGCAGATTCAGGAAGTAATTTACCTCCTGAAGATTATGTACAAGATAACCTTCCTATAATGACATTACCTCTCTGTCTTCAGTATAATGATGCAGGTGGGAATCCAGTAACACAACTAAGACTTGATTTATTTGCAACATTAATAGCAAATAAGGTTTGTGATATATTAACTACAATATCATCTATTCAGTCTACATTAACTTCTTATGGAGATAGAATAGCTATTCTTGAAGCATGTGTATTACCATGTTCAGGTGTTGTAGTAGAAAAACAAATTATTCCTACATGTATATTACCCAGTGTATTAACAGATGTTTCAGTTTTAGTACTTGCTATAGAAGCACGTTTTTGTGCATTAGAAAATGCTGTAGGTTTACCAGCAGCAATTAACTCAGCAATAAGTCAAACAGTAATTGTAAGTTCAAATACTACATTAACTAATAATGCAGTAACATATGGATCTATTACAGGATGGAATTCTTCTCCAAGCACTTTATCTGAAAGTTTTCAAAATGCTTGGGTTGTTATAGATGATATGTATACGGCAATACAAAATATTCAACTTAACTGTTGTCCATCAGGTTGTGATGCTGTAACATTTGGGTATGTTGCAAATGGTGTAATTAATACATCTGGTGAAATTGATACATTAAACTTTGATTTTACATCTTCAAGTATTCCTGCTGTATTTAATGATTGTGCAGGAAGTACTGTTGTTACTATTACAGATGCACTTGGTGCAGCAATAACAAGTACCGTAAATGTAAGCTCATTACAAAGTAATGCTGCTGGTATAAATATTTCTACTGCAGCATTAAATACTTCACAAGATCTTACAACATCTGTAGCATTTTGTGTTACAAATGGATCTGATACGTGTAGTAATGTTGCAGCAGGAACAGTACCAGGTATTGTCCCATGTCCTGCAATTATAAATGTAACAGGGGTAACTACAGAAGAGGCAACAGTAGACTTTACAAACTTAATAGGTACTACTGCAGTATATGTAATAGATATTTTAGATAGTAATGGTGTAATAATTGATACATATACTCAAAATAATCCAGGCGTTACTGTAACAAATACATTTGCAGGTTTAACACCTGGTACAACATATACAGTAAGAGTAACAGTTACTAAAGGTGGTAAAACAGTTGTTTGTACTAACACTACATCATTTACCACAAACTTTGCATTTATTGCATGTGATCAAGGAATGGATGTAGCAATATTAATAGATTATTGTGATGCTAATTTAATGCAACCTATAATTGCTGATTACAAAACAAATGCACCGGCTATATCTGCTAATATAGCTACTTTATCTGGAGTAAATGATTACAGAATTGCATTAGGAATTGCTGATCAAGATAGTAGTGCTACGCCTAATTATAATTCTTCTGTAGAGTATACAGCTTTGCCAGCGGTTCAAAAAATTATAGCTCCATTTCCAGCAACACCATCAATATATGCTTATGTAACTGCTGTTGAAATGTTCCAAACTAATAATGCTGCAACATTTGATACACAGTTGAATAAACTAGATACAGTTGATTGGCCATTAGGAGCTGGTGTTGCTGGTACACAACCTACAGGAACACTTGCAGCATCTGCAATTTCAGGATTTGTTGATGCGTTTAGACCAACAGCATCAAAAGTTATTGTGATTGTAACTAGTGAATTACCAAGTGGACCTACTGGGGTATTTGATGCAACATCTGTAGCTGAATTAGCAGCATTACAACAGCAATGTTTAATAGATGGTATTAAAGCAATTGTGCTAGGTGATGGTGCAGCTGTAACTTATACGGATGGAGGCGGAGTAACAACAACTCCATGGGCTGACTTTGCAGTAGCAACTGGAGGTACATTTAGTGTAAATCCTGATTATGTTGACTTAAATAACGCTCTTCTAGCTATATGTTAATAAAATAAAATAAAATTAAAATAAAAAAAATGGCTTGTAATTGTTCTAAATGTAGTAATAAATGTGGTTGTGAAGATACAGCTTTATCAACACCGTGTACATATACTGATTGTAGTGTAGGTAGTGAAAGATGTGATGAGGTGCAATGCACAGAGTGTGTAAGTTATTGTGGTGCATCTTTTCAAATTGGTGATCCAGCATCATTATTAAAAATAAATACTGGTGAAAGATTGGATTCTATTATTCAAAAATTTGCAATGATATTATCAAATGGATTAGGAGCATGTACTTCTGAAGATTTACAACACGATCCTTATAATGTGTATACAGGTGTTATTGCATCAAGTACAGCAAATATTATTTGGGATGGTATATGGAGTTCTAGTACAGGTATTAATATATATTATGATACTCAAGTAGCACCTTCAGGATGGACACTTGCAAATCCAATACCAATTGTAACTACAACTAATAACTTTACAATAACTAATTTAGTAGCTGATACAGCTTATAAAGTTAAAGTTGTAGATAATAATAATTCCGCTTCTTGTAAACCTATAGAAATTTTGTTTACAACATTAGCAGCATAAGAAACAACAAGTGGTGGTTTGTTGGTTTTCTATCACAAACGTTGGAAAAGACTGGGGAAACTCAGTCTTTTTTTTTCTTATTAAAAAAATAAATATATTTTTACAAAACTTTTATACAAAATCTTATGAATATTAAGGAAGAAATTATCAAAACATTTAAGTGGAAAAAGTCTGTTGCATATTGTGCAGATAAACTTGGAATATCTGAATCAGAATATGTTAAGTTGAGAAATGAAATCAGAAAAAGCAAAAAACAAAAAAGAAAGTTTTTTGGAAAAATGGATGCTGACTCAGGTATTACTGAAGCAGTAAATTTAGAAAAAGGTGAAAAAACTATAGCTGCTACATCATCTACAGAACCAAAGTCAGCAGAAGAAATTATAAAACTTTTAAGTATTGATACAAAAGAGTGGAAGCTTTCCCAATATTGGAATAAACAAATGGGAGATCATTGGAGAGTTTCAGCTTTAGTATCAAAAGTAAAAGATACTACAGAAAGTAATCTTGAAAAATTATTAGAAAACTGGAAACCAAAAACTTATAAGATACCAAAAGTTGAATTAGATAAAAGAAAAAATGCACATACAGTGTGTGGTGTTATGTCTTTACAAGATATACATTTTGGTAAAGAAGGTAATGAAACTATAGATAAAGATTTTGAAGATACTTTAATTAATTTATTAAATAGAGCTGTACCATCTCATTATATAGAAAAGATGTATTTTGTTGTTGGTGGAGATTTAATTAATATGGATACATTTAATGGTACAACAACAAGTGGTACTCCTTTAGATAATTGTATGACATCAACCGAAGCATATGTTCAAGCATTTGATGCATTACATTGGGGTATTAATTATATTAAAAGTTTTTGTAAAGAATTAGTTGTAGTATATATACCTGGTAATCATGATAGATTATCTTCTTTTCATTTAGCTCATGCATTATCAAAGTCTATAGAGTGTGATGAAATTACTTGGGATATTAAATATGAAGAAAGAAAAGTTCATGTATGGGGTAATAATTTTAATGCATTTGAACATGGAGATAAACCAAGTAAAAATACACCATTAGTATATGCAACAGAATATCCTAAACAATGGGGAGCAACTATTAATAGAACTTTATTTACAGGGCACTTTCATACAGAAAGAAAAGTTGAATATATGACTACTGCTGAGACAACAGGTTTTGTTCATAAGACTTTACCAAGTTTAGGTAAAACAGATTATTATCATTATAGCAATAAATATGTAGGTAACAGAAGATCAGGTAAGTTAGAACTTCAAGATGCATTATTAGGTAATATATGTGAATTAACCTATCAGGCAATATAATGCCTCATTTTAATTTCATTAAGTGATGTTTTTTTTGTAAATTATAAATGAGACCATATGAGTAATGTATTTAACAAACCTGATTTAAATGCTCCAAGATATAGAGAGAGAAAATTTGGTTTACTAAATAAAGAAACAATATCAGAATTTAAAGAACAATTTCCTTCATATTCTAATATTGATAATAATAAACTTAAAAGTATAATTAAGTTGTATAATGTTAACTTATGGAATGCCGTTATAGAAAATAGAGACGGGGTAGAATTACCTGACTCATTAGGATATCTTTTTATAGGAACGTGTCCTGGTTCTAAAAACGGAAATACCAATTATGCATTATCCAATAAATACGGAAAAGTTTTACAGAATAAGAACTGGGATACAGATGGTAATATAGGTAAAATATTTTACACTAATTGGTCTGCAAAGTATAGGTATAAGAATAGAGACCTTTGGAAGTTTGAAGCATGTAGAACATTTAAAAGAACTGTTGCTAAAACATATCCAATTAATTGGACTAAATATGTTCATGTAAAGAACACATTCAGGGTTGCTAAACTTTATACTGAGATTAATGAAAAGACTCAAAAAGAATTAGAGTCTTATAATGAATTTGAAAATTAAATATAATGTCAACTATAGCAGAAGTCGTATCAAGAATAAGAGGTCAGGTTAAAGCTGAGGTGCAAGATTCATTTGTAACTGATAGATATGTATACAGTTTAATTGAAAAGTATGCTCAGATTTTAATGAGAAGACAAGATTATGCAAACAAATTAATGAAATTTAATTCTGTTTGGAAAACATTACCATATGTAGAATTAATTGATGTTGATAAGGTTGAAGCTCAATGTTCTGGTATTCAAAGTGGTTGTACATTTAAACGTTCTAAAGTAAGGCTTCCGTCTATGATAGAAGGATATTGGGGTCCTCTTATTAGAACTGTAAGTTCCATAGATGGCTCACAAGAGCTTAACGCAACTCAACCGGGTACATACACCTCAATGACAAAAACAACGTCTTTTAAGTACAATAATGCAAAATATTTTTGGTGGTTAGATGGTTACATATATTCTCCAAATATAGAATGGGATGCATTAAAGATAGAAGGTGTATTTAATTCTGATATTACAAGATGGAATTGTGATACAGAAGATGATTGTACACCAAGATACGAACAACCAATATATATTCCAGAGGCACTATTTGCTGAAATAGAAGCACAAGTTATACAAACAATGATAGGTACAGCTCGAATACCATCTGATGATTCTGACAACAAACAAAATATACATAGGTAATGGGAGTATCAAATAAATATAGAACTTTTGGACAGTTAATGGAAGATGTTTCCATAGACTTTTCTAATTATGCTTTAGAAGGAATGATTGAACCTGCTCAACTTATTAAAGTTGCAACAAGGGTTAATTATGATTTAGGTTTAAAAATACATAGAACTAAAGAAGTTATTATAGATGTAGAACATGGTAAAGGACAATTACCAAATGATTTTGCATATATAAATTATGGATTTTTATGTGGTGATTATAAGATAAATAATACAATGCCATCAGGCACACATGTAGAAACTTTTAATGAAGTACCATATGTACCTGCTCCAACAGAAGTTGATCAATGTGGAGATTCACCAACATGTAAAGACGTTTGTATTATTAAAACTTGTAATGATAATAATGAGCATCAGTTAATACAAAGAATTGGACCAGAACAATATAGAAGTTTTACTGCATGGACTCAATTAAGAATTCAAGATGTTAATGATAAAGTTTGTTATTGTCCTGAGTTAGGAGCTCAAGCACCAGATATAGCAGAAATAAAAGATGGATTTTTAATTACATCATTTACAACAGGTAAAGTATATTTAAGTTATCAAGGTGCTATGGAAAATGCAAATGGTGAATTAATAGTATTAGATCACCCATATTGCAATGAGTATTATGAATATGCAATAAAGCAAAGAATACTTGAGAATATGATTTTTCAAGGTGAGAACGTAAGTCAGCAGTTAGGTTTGATAGAACAAAGACTAAGAGCTGCAAGAAATAATGCTTTAAGTTTTGTTAATACACCAAACTTTGCAGAAATGAGAAAGATTCATAATGTAAACAGAAGAGCTCAGTATCATAATTATTATAATATGTTTTTGAGTTATGCTCCACATAATCCAAGAGTTACAGGAAATAGAACTAATAATACTTACTCATAAAGAATTAAATTAGCATGGCTAAGAAAACATCAGCATCATCATCTAGTGTAAATACTAATACCTTTATAAAGGGTATGAATAAGGATATTACACAATCTATGGAACCAAATCAAAGTTGGTGGCATGCGCGTAATGCAGCTAACAATTCTACTGATGGAGACCTAGGTGTTATAGGAAATGAACCTTCAAACTTTTCATGTGGAGAAATACCATATACAATAATTGGAGCTATAAAGTTATATAGTGATAAATGGGTTATATATTCTACAGATAATATTAATTCTGAGATAGGTATATTTGACGATAGTGAATGTAAGTATACAACACTTGTAAATGATCCATGTCTTAACTTTAATAAAAAGTTTCTTATATCAGGTGCAGCTAAAGAAAACTTTGATTGTACTTGGCAAGTATATTGGGATGATTCTAATAATCCATCACGTACATTAAACATTGATAATGTACCTTGGATTCAAGATTGTGAAACAATAGATGATTGTGTAACATGTACTGATACAGATAGATTAGATTGTGAGGAAATTAGATTAGCTCCATTACTAAATACACCTTGTGTTTCATTATCTAAAGCTGAAGATGGAGGTTTAATAAGAAACGGAACCTTTCAAGCTTTTA